CAACCGTTTAAATTTAAAAGTATCAACTGTGATCTGTACCTTAAAAATTGGTCTGAAACCGATAAATTAAGGTGAGGATTGTCCTAGGCTGCTACCGCTGATACGGAATTTCCGATGACAGTAAATACTGATGGGGGGAATCGGAAAAACACATAATACATCTTTATAATACCCACATGTTTGACCAGTTTATTAATGTGTGATTTGTGCATGAACTAAAAAATTTCTCAGTTGTCTTAAAGGTAACCTAATAATAATTTTTTGAATAATAAGATTTTTTTACTTGGAGACAACTTAGCTATGCAAAGTATTTCAGCACAGCTCCATTGTTCAAAAGCTCCCCGAATTTGTAAGCGCGCAAAATTATCTGCATAAAATAGAAAAATTATTTGCATAAGGTCTGTAGTAAAAATTATGCAAATAATACTGCAAATCCCCCTTAATTTTAACGTAAATTAAAAGCCCCTTAAACAACGTTTAAAGGGCTCTATTTTAAAACTTAAATACTAAATTATCCTCATACTTACCTGAATAATTCAGAGCGGTATTAATTGCAATACGGCCGACATTATCAAACGCCTGCCAATTATCCACCTTATCCTCGACCATATACTCAATAAAGCGGATAAACTCCGACTTGGTTGAGCTAAAAAAGATATATGGCGGACGGGTGATATTAATTAACCGCAAGAAGTCGATTAAATCAAAATAGCGTGCCTGTCTGTAGCTCTCTTGCTTAGTGCAAAGATAAGGCGGGTCAAGCATAAATAAAGCCTTTGGGTTATCCTGATGTTTAGGCAGTAACGTATGAAAACTCTCATTAACTACCTCCAGTCCATCTAAATAACCAACCGCACTTGGGTAATCACTTTGGCGGATACAATGCCAAAAATCACGCTTGCACATCTCCTCAAAGGTTGCTGCTTGACTACCGCTAAACTGCAACCACGAACACAACACCCGCACGCTCTTAAAGCCGTCAAAGGCTTGGATTACGTCAATTAGCCGTTGTTTTAAATCCGGATTGATACGCTTATCCTTTGGGTAATCTCCCATAACCGCTAACAATTGCCGGCGTAACGCATTAATGTCATCAATGTGGCTAAGTTGCTCTGCATATCCGTCAAAGTCGTTATAGATCACTCGTGCCTTGGGTTTGAGGGCTTTGGCCGTATGACTAAGCAAACCGGATCCGCCAAACGCGTCGATAATCGTCCAGCCCTCACCGTCGCTCGGAATATTATCGTTTAAAACCTGTTTAAAGTGATTTAAAAATTGTCGCTTTTGCCCGACAAACGGTAAAGGTGCGGACTTAAACATAGCTTTGCCCTCCGCTGGCTGGCTATTGTCATGGTATTGTTTGTGACTATCGTGTCAATCATTATTACCTCCTTGTATTGTTAATTTTGTGGTATCTCTACCGCCTCATACCATAAACCCTGAATCCCTGCACCATAGTTACAGGCGAACTTAAAACCGGTATTAGTCGGCGTGCTGATGTATTGCAGGGAGTTGGTGCTTAACTCTAGCTGCACGTTTAAATACGGCGCATTAATAAACGGTTTAGGGTAAGTGTAGCTGTATGCCACACCGTTAGAAAACGCCGTCACCCCGTTTTGCGCTAATAGTTCGGACTTGGGGACATACACGAGATTCCGCTTTACCTCAGGTTTTGCCCCCTCCAGCTCATTTAGGCGTTTATTTACCTCCTCAAATGCCTTTTTGAGGTTTACGCTTAAATCCTCAGCCATCTTACGCACCACCTTCCGCTTTTTTCACGATCGCAACAAAATCGGTTTTAAGCGCGGTCTTAATTGCGGTCAGCTCTTGTGTAAGTTCATTGAGTTTTGCCAGTAGTGTATTCCCAATGCTTTTGTTAGCGGTAATAGCGTCCGCAAACTCTTTGAGCTGATTAAGCTCCTCGGTCAATTGCCCACCGTAAAGATCTTGTTTAAAGGCTGTGATTGCCGCTTCGATTTTTTGTTGTACCTCTTGGCTAGATACACCGCCACCGGTTGCTTGGATTGTCGCAATGGTTTGTTGCAGTTCGTTTAACGCTGCGACCAAGCTATCCTTTTGGGTGGTCTTAAGTGTGCTTAAATCACCGGCAGTGTCGTGCAAGGCTTTAATCCTGCCACCAATATAGGTAAATGCTTTATTTAATTCGGCAATTAATTCTTTGATTTTTTCTTCCATTTTGACCTCTCTTTAAATCTCGTTGGCTTTAACAATAAAGGTAAAATCCGGAATATCCAGCTCTTTACCCTCATCGTCTTTGTTATTAATGGTTTTTTCGACCACCTCAACGCGTTTTATCCGCGCAACCACGCGCCGTCGCGTGATGTCAACCTCCTGCTTTTCCTCATCCATACTGCCTCCTATGTTGTAATGTCGTGCTCAAGATAAAGCGTGCCTTCTAGCCGGGTTTTAACGCGCTTAGTTTTACTGATTAACTGCAAATCATATTTTGCCTGTCGCCAGGTCATCTGTTGGGTAAGTGCCGGCGTAAAATTAAGCAACAACTGCCCCTTGATGCGGTCTAAAAACGTTATAGAGCGGTCTGTAGTTGACAGATTCAGCACCTTTTTACCGCCCACCGTAGCGGTTAAATCGGCGCGGGCGATATCCGTTAAATCATAAGGCTGCCCGTCATCATCCCACACCAACTCAACTAACTGCTCATCATGGTCACCTCGGTAAATATAGATGTCCGCTTGGCTCATATCTTTGTACATTTAGTTAATCCTCCTTTATTGCGCGACCTTAAGATTGATATGGGTAAAGGCCAATGCATTGTTAATTGGGACAAACAGTACTGTGACTTTAAAACGTACCTCATTAACCGTAGGCGGTAACTCATCTCCCATAAAATAAGCGTGCCAGTCATCGGTTGGGTAGTTACCATGCGTTTCGGACGTTAACTCTTTGATTACCGCTCCGTCACTACAAAGTTGGATCACAACATTACATAATCCTTGCCGTTTTTGATATGTGCCCACCTTATAACTTATCTCAAACCATTTATATGCCCCTTTAGGGATGGCAAAAGACTTATAAAGCTCGGTAGTTGGCCGTATGGAGCTTGCTATCATCACATAACCGCCATCATTGCGATCAAACGTACCGTCATCATAACGATTAAGCACATTGTCACCGACCGCCCAAGGGTCGCGATAATGCCAAGAGCCAATAGGGATAGTCGCCAAAGGCACACCCCCCGTTACCTCAAGATGATAGCCTTGCCAACTCTTAAGGTTATCCTTGACACTATAAAGGGTCACCGTATCAAAAAGCTCACCAGCTTTATACTCCGCATCGGGATAGCGGAAAATATCAGCGGTGGTTACCGCGTTGCGTACCAGCACTCCCTCACGCCAAAAACCTACCTCATAACTGACCCCTTGCCCCTGTTGGGTGCTATCCTCGTGGTGTGCGACTAAATTATCAGCCTGCAACAAACGGTCACGATGTGCCCAACGCAACACAAACCCTAAACGATTCGAAATTTGCGCGCCAAGTACACCATTAACCGTCACTTTGCCCGGTGGGTAAGGACGCGCCTGGCGTTGCATGGTGGTCAAGTTAAGCTGAGGTGCCGCATCAAAACCGAGTGTCTCACGGGTAGTGCGGGTCAGTAACTTGGCTTTAAGTTGCTCCCCGGCCGCATATTTGGTTTGGTCTACCCCCATAGCAGCTAAATAAGCCCAGGCTACTGCTCCTTGACTATGTGCCTTTGGCACGGTATCAGCACAACCACGACCGACCGTGATGGTTTGGGTAGCAAAATCTACCCGCTCGATTTTAACAATCTCGTCATCAATCATCAGAGCGGTCGCCGCGTTTAAGTGGCTATAATGTCCCGTATATTTAAACTGGGTTTGATACGGCCCGATTGCCTCTTTTAACGTTACTGACGGCGTAAATGATCCGTCGCCTACATTGCTATAGCCACCGCCTGCGTCTACATACATAGCATAATTAATCGTCATCGGTGACGGCGACTGCGCCGCCACGCCGACATAACAATCGCTAGCCTGTACAAATGACAGTTCGGATGCTCCAAATAACAACGGATAAACATGATACGGCAACTCAAAAAAGCGTCCGACGCTAATCGGCCTAACCGCAAAGCTAGGCTGTATATACTGCGATTGTGCCTGTTGTCCGGTATAATTTGTCGCCGGCAACCCAAATACATCCTGAATACAGGTCACTACAATCTCACCCTCGGCGTTGCCGTTATCAATCTTGCCCACCCGGAACACCGCACTGTCAATTTGCCGCTCCGGCAACGATACCCGAAACACATCCCCCGGCTTAAGTTGACTACCTCGCATATCAAATACGATTTTAAGCCGCATTAGTCCGCCTGCGCTCATCTCAAGATCACGCTGTGCCACCCGCATAGCCAAATCAAAGGTTGGCAAGCCTTTATACTCGGTGGTTTTGGTGATCACACCGTGCACTTGCGCCGCCGCCAGGTTATTTGCGGTCGCCTTGCCGTCCTTATTGGATACCGGGTCGCGATAAATCACGGTCACCTGATTGGCCATATTTTCGGATGAAGATGTGTCATCATCCTGCACCTGTAAAATCCCGTTATCATAGTGATACAACGGCAAACTAGCCGGGTTGTAATCCTGCCGAATCAATTTAATTGCCAGCTTACCGGTAGCCAAGTTGTCGTATTGCACGGCCCCGATATGGTCAAGCACCTGTTGAATAAAATCCGTAATAGAGTTTTGCCGGTTATATCTAAAACACAATCCAAACCCCTCATCAAACAACACGTCCGCCGCTTGCTTAAAGCTGTCTAAATCCAAGTCGCTATATTCTTTTTTGCCGCCCCAGCTCTTATTGGTGGCACACTCAACCAAGATATGCGCCGGGTTCATCGCGTGAATTTGGCGTACGTTTTGCTCTTGCTCAGGGTCAAGGCCGCTAATGTGTAAATTATCGTTACGCAGCACAATACGGCATTTTTGCGGATACCAAACCGAGCCGTCGCGCCAGCCCTTATTTGTGCGGCGCACACGATAGCCGGGGCGTTTAGGGTAGGCGTTATAACAACTCACCAGCCCGCTAAACACCGTGGTCACAATACCGCGGAAACCGGGGATTAAATCATCCGAACTCAAATCGCCGTCGGCAACTTTACCGCCGCTAAAAAACGGATCTTTCTCTTTTTCTTTTTTGTCTGCATTAAGTACAATCGGCGGCTCATCACCGCTTTCAGCTGCCTTTGGAGCAGGGTTGTAAGCCCCTTTGAGCAGATTAATTAGCATTTGGGTTGGCTTTTGGTCAGCCTCGCCCATTAAAATCTCCATGCGCCCTTGGATGCCGCCCTCGCCACCGGTATCCTCACCGCCAAATAAATTGGGTTTGTCGATAAAAATTGCTTGCGAATAGGTCAACTCGCCCGGCTTGCCTACATAAGCGGTCTTATCATCAAAACGTATCTCGACAATCTCGTCTACAGGGCCACGCCCTAGACCGGACTGAATATCCCAAAAATAGCGATAACCGACCGTGACCTTGCGTCCTTTGCGCTTACCACCCATTATTTAGCCTCCATCGATTGCGACAAGTCAGATACCATCTCCCCGCGCGCCTGCTGTGCCGCCGCCACGCATTTACGGGCAAACACGCTACCTGTATCAAGTAACACCTGCGCCGGGATACCGTCACGCAAGAATGCTAAATAATCCAAGCCTTGACGGTCAAAAAACATCTCAACCCCACTGGGACAAAAGCCGACGCGTCGCATATCCTGCATGGTAATGATTAATGCCATCACTTACCCCCGCTTAATCTCGGATGTGCGGTAATTGCCATAACACAACACCTGCCAATCCTCCGTCCAACAATCGCCGAAAAAAACACATTGCGGCACGCCCTCGTCAGTCTGCGGAAAATCCCAATCATTAGCCGACACCGCCTCCGGTGCTTGCGTCCCTTTTTGGCGTGGCGCAAGTGCCTGATTAATTAAATAATTTAATGCAATTACTGCAATAAAACGGACTACCGCCCAACCCACTGCTGCAAACATTGATTACTCCTTAAAATATCCGTGAACCGTCATACGGCGATTTGTTTGGCATATGCGGTATACCGCCAAAATTAAGCACATTGTTAAATTTATCGCGACAAGTCTTAACCTGCCCGTCACAGCCGGGGTAAACGGTAATCAGCGTGCCGACACTGATTTTTTGTGTTCCGCCCATAATCGTTAATAGGTTATTATGATGAACGGTCACCGCGCGCACCTCTCGTACCCCAAGGCTATCCGTCCACTCAATAAACCCCGCATTAAACCAGTTGTCCGGCAATTGCGACGGGAATCCCACCGTAATAGTCGTGCCTGTTACCGCCTGCACCCGCAAACCCGCCACCGCAAACTTTGCTTTGTCCACCTTACAATCGCTGTCATACAACGAATAAGGGCAACTACGCCCCCACATTAAGCGCAAGCCGGCCGAACGCATTGTGGAGGATAGTCCGGCCGAAATTAGTTCGGTTTGGTGGGTTTCGGGGCGTTTAGCCTCGATAATCGTACCAATCCACACCACCCGAATCTCGTTATCCTGCCAGTGCAACCGCATCACGGTAAGGGTGACCGACTGGCTTGGGGCAATCCCGCGAAACAATTGCGCCACCGCATTATCACTTGGCAGGCTGACTCTTAAGTTATCCCCCGTTTTACGCCCGGAATCACTGATGGCGGTTGCCAGCCATTGCTCGCCGTTGACGGTGATGTCTTGGTCGGCATCGGTAAACCGCCACACTTTTTGATTATTACCCAGCGCAAATTGATATAACGTTATCGGCTGCCCGTCTGAAACGGAGTTTGTCCTGTTTAAATAGCCCATAAACCTGTTTTAAACCTCTTTTAAAATTGACCGCACTTTTAATTCTCCAGCTCTTCACGCACCGCCCGAAAGAGCACCGTCACAACAGCCACACCGTCCGCATCGGTTTGGTGCGTCCAGTTGATTTGGTCGCTCTCAAGCCGTGACAGGCTTAAATATGACACCTTGGCAATCTCGTGCTTGGCGGCATAAAGCACATCCCCGTCAAACACTAATCGCTCGCCAACCGCCGTGGTATTAGCGGACACCACGTGGCGGTAGTGCACTTGCCCGTTAGTCAGTTCAATCCGCACATCCTGCCGTCCGGGTTGTTGCAATAAATGGTCGGTATAACCCACCGCCTCAATATCCAATGTACGCCCGGACAAATTACCCTGCGGGGTGACATCACTGCCGGAGGTCGCGACCCATACAGGCTTTTGCCGTCCGCGCAGATAGTAAAACAAGCGACGTAATCGGTCTTGCGCCGTCCGACCGCTCAGTACAAAGCGATGCGAAACCAAGGAAAACGCCCGCATTGCCGTATCTAAGTAATAAGGTAGTCCGGTGTCATTATCCAACTGCTTAATCAAGCGCAGATATTGTGCCGTTACATCCTCCGACCATTCGCTGGTCGGCTCCAGAACCGGCTTGCCGCGATAAGTCGGCAGGTGTGATATATCCGCCGGGTAACCGCTATGCTCATGGATTTTTAACCGCACTTGTGCGGTGGCCGCGTTGTCGCTTAGCCGGCTTATCTGTGGCATATCGGTCAACACCGCCGCACGGAGCGGATATATCCGCGCAAGCGCGTTATAAGTAAACTGTAACGGGCGCGCTAAAAAGAGCCGGTCTGCAACAATACGGGCTATCTCCACGCTTTCTTTACGGCTGCCTTGTACAATCAACGCCTGGCCACCTGCCTTAAAATCATAGCCGGCCGTGTTAAAACGGATTTCGGTCTCCCCTTGCCGCATAAAGTAAGAGGGTGTTAACGCATCGGTAAATACCGGCATCAGCCATACCTTACCTCCCATCGCATACATAGCAGTCTCAAATTGTTGTAATTGCCTGCCGGAGAGCAAGACTCTAAACTCAAAGGTGCGCCGCGGGGACAGCCGTCTGGCAATGCGTTGCTCGGCGCCTGTTTGAGATTGATGGACGGCTGTCAAAAACTCTAAATTTTCGGTGACCGGCTCAGACCAATCGGGATAGTACGCCCAATCCGACGAACGACTACCGGTAATATGTACCGTTACCGCCGCACCCGGGAAATTAAACCGAATGAGAGTATCAATGGTTGTCGGCCCTCGCATGGACACCCGCACCGTCCACTTTTTAAGGGCAAGGCTCGCAAAGGTGGTCGACGATTCGCCGATAATTTCCACTCCCTCGCCGTTTTGTACGGTGATGGATTGCAAATGCGCTGCGGTATCATCCGCATTCCAGACTTGTACCGTAAACACCTGCTCTGTGCTAATTACCCCAAGATTGACCAGTTTAGGGATGGCGTACACACGGTTATAAAACTCGGCATAATAGTTAGGCGAAATAAAGCCGTTTTTAGGCACGCTAGCGTCCCATAACCCCGTATCTCTTATCGCGCCGACGGTGACCTGCGGTGTCAACACCAAGCGCACATCCGCCGCCCGATAGGTCGTCAAACGGTCTAAATAGCCCGTATCTTGAAGACGGTCTCCATCAGCGGTTACAGGGGTTAAATATCCTACGCGCTCTGCCATAACATCCTCTAATTAATCAAGCGGTAACAATGGAACAGGTATTCGCTTTGCTTACCAAAGCGCATGGCAGGAAACATTTTCCATCTTGAGCCCGCCACCTCAAACTCTTGACCGGCAATTATGTTTTGCGAGCGCACCGTGTAAAAGTCAGGCGGACTGCCGATTTGGCGCAGCACCTTATCAATACCGACTACGATTAGGTTGTTAGGCACCGGGATGATCAGGTTGCCAAATTGACTATGGCTTTGGCGCAACAATAATGCTTCGTGGTGCACCTCGTTTACTCCCGATGCAGCAACATAACAATTGCTAAACATCCCACCGCCATAAAAGTCGGCTGCAAACTCATTTAAATAGTATGGCGAACCGTGATGCTGCACAAAATACCACGGGCGACGGGTATCCCCACTAATCCCCTCAGCACGTACCACAGCCGGATAACGTTCATACCCCCCATTAAAAGCGATACAGTTACGCAGTGACGGCACCTCATCATTAACATAGGTGCCGTAGGCATACTGTCCACCAATATACTCGCCTTGTTTGTTAAGCGTACCGATGCCAAAATGAATAAAATACTCACCGTCTAAATCCACAACGCAATGGGCATACTGCGCCGTACCAAAAAAATGATACGCCGAATAACTGCCGCGATTGAGATAGTTGGAGCCGGTCTTCACCTTGCGATAATTGTGTTCAGCACTATTCCCCGCTGAATCGCCGGTATTATCTAAGTGGCAAAACAAAATATTGCTTTTATACTCAAACGTCCATTTACCATCACTATTGGTAAAAACCCATTGACCAACACCGCCGCCAACCCCAAACCCTAAAGCCTGGGCGAACGCTTGGAACTTGCGCATTAAATCATTTATATCAGTTGCGCTGCCAGTTTGATAGGCCATGTATCCCCCTTTACCACGGTAGCCCGGTGTCAAACACAAAATAATCGGTAGTGGTGCGGCGCAGCCCGTTGTTAAAAGCAATGCCGCGGTGTCCGGTATCGGCAATTTTTACTTTATCGCCCGGCAATAACTGGATCCCCGGCACCCAAAACACCCCCTGCAACGTGCCCCAACGGGTCTGTCCCATCGGAGAGTCTTTTGTGCTCAGTAGCTCTGCCGGAAACAGCGGGTAATGCCCGCCCGGGCTGGCACCGAGATAAGTTAAAGTATTGACGGCCGCATAACCGCTGTTATCAATTGCTTTAGGGTAAACAATCTGATGGGCAACACCCCGACCACGCTCATAATCGCAGCCGGAAAATATGTGCCATGCCTGGTCAACACCTAACAACCAGCAGTTATTGTCGCGCGGGTCTATAATAGAGGATACCTGATTGCTATTGTTGGAGTAGCGGGTAAGTTTATCCGCGGAGGTTGTGCCGGCAATTAATAGCGGATATGGGTATTCCACCGGCGTGACCGTCGGCAAAATAAAGCCCATGTAAGCGGTCGCACAGGTATCACTAATAAAGGTCGCCATCTTACAATGTCGCCCATCTGCAATTAAGTGATACTCAAATGCCCGCGCATCACAACACAACGCCACGCCCGGAGAGCAGTCAACCATTGCGGATGTTATGCTGGTCGGGCTGACTAATGCCGGGTTAAAAAACGTGCCGCCGTAAAAATTGACGTTATAAATATCTTCAGCAATAGAGCTTGCCGTCTCAGCGCATATATACATATCTTGCGACACCCCTGTACCACTGGATCGCCAGACAATTTGCGTTGTTGCCATTATTGTATGAGTTGCAGGTAAGGTGCGCTCATAGAGCTTTTGCCACGCCTGTCCTGCAGCTTTAAGGGCAGGGTCATTGGTTAAAAATTGATTGAGCTTAGCTAAAAAATCCCGCTCATTGTCAGCTTTGCCGGTCTGATATGCCATCTCTTATCCTCTTAATTGTTTAACGCTTGTTTAATGGTGTCTTTGTTGGCGATAAGCGTGGTCATTACCGCACGCTCGCCCGCCACCGTACCAATGCCGGCGGTAAATAATTCTGCGCTGTCTACCGCCAAGGTCTGTTTAATATTGACCGGCGGCGCACTGACTTGTATTTGTCCTGCCGTGCCGTCTTGCATAGAGGTGGTTAAGCCCGGCTCGCGATACTGTGGCATGGCGGGACTGGATACCAAGCCCCCATCGGCAAATCCTGCCAACCGCCCGCGGTTAATGGCGTGCAGGAAGCCTACCCCATATTTGCGCACCATTGCCTCACGTACCACAAACTCACCGTTAGATAGACGTGCCGGGATACTGTCCGATGTCCCCGTGCCCGGGCCACGAATATAGCCCCCGGTGGCGGCCATTACCGACACACCTGCAGCACCGCCAAATAAACCGGTAATACCGCTAACCGCCTGTAAAGCCAACTGCTGGGCGGCGACTTGCGCCATGGCATTAACCACGGTTAACGCCAGGTTTTTAATCGCGTCTTTAAGCGTCATCGTGCCTTGCGCCAAGCCCATTAACGAGGACTCAATCCCGCGTGTTAAACCGTCTTCAAAGGCTTTTTGTAATTCATTGCCGGCGGTTTTCAGCTCGACAATTTTTAATTTCATTTGCTCCAACATAGCGCGCGCCTGCTCGCCTTGCTGTCCCGGCATTTTGGCCAAGCGTTCCAATAGCGGTAATTGTTTTTCAATTTCCGAAACGGTTTGCGCGTACACCTCTTTGAGCTTTTGCTGCCCGGCCAAATGGGTAATAAGCCCGGTTTGCACCTGTGCTTGAATGCTTTGCTCTTGTGCGCTTTGATTTTGGAACAGTTTATTGATTTCGGTTTGCAGCCCGTCCACTTGCACTTTGGCCTGTTCCAGCGGTAGGATTTTTTTAATCAAATTAATCCCGTCCACATTGCCCGCTTTTTGAAACTCGCCAATCATGCGGTTATAGCGGCTTTCCACATCGGTTAAGTTCGCTTTAACTTCCTGACCGGTCAGGCGCAGATATTGGATGTTTAATTCAAGGTTTTTTTGTTCGTTTTCTGCTGCTTGGTCGGCGGCGGATTTTTTACGCCCACCGCCACGTCGCCCGCCCCCACGTCGGCGAGATTCGCCTGCTTGGATTTTATCGGCCAGCGCGTCCGCCTCGGCTAAATCTGCGCCCTGTAAGCCCTTATTGCGGTTATCATGTTTAATACGCTGAGCTGTCGTCATACCTTGGGTTAATTGTCGCTCACGCAGTCCCTCAAGGTAGTTTTTACCCTCTTTGGCTTGTTTGGCGTTAGCGACCTGTGCCTGTAGCGCAATGACGGTATCGAGGGTGGCAATCAATACCTTATATCCCTCCACATCCCCCGCCGCTTTGGCTGCCTGCTCAATTTTGATGCGCATTGCATCCATTTGCTGGGCGGTGGTCATGGTAGCGTCGACGAGCTCTTGGTTGAGTTTGGAGATCATCTTGTCCAACTCTCCCTTAATCGAGGTCATCTCGCCCTCAGCCTTTTTAATGCTGTCCGCTACTAATTGCATAGCCGCAGGCGCATTAGTCCCCGCCAAAGCGGCAAATTTTAGGGCTAATTGGTCACTGTTACCGACTGCGTGCTCTAACGCAGCAGACATCTGCGTTTGGGTAATATCCGCCAAGATTTTTTGTTGGTCGGCTAAGTGTTGCGTGCTATCGGTCAGCGTCTTAATTTTGTAATTAAGCTCTTCGAGCTCTTTGGCGTAATTGGTTGCCACACCCGACAACAACGCAGATTTTTGCGTAGCCTGCAACATATCGCGTTTACGGATCAGCTCATCCAATTGCGCCTGTGCCGCTGCGAGCTCCGCATTATTGGCATTGACCTGCGTAAAGCGGTCACTAAACCCGCTAACCTGTCCTTGCTTACGCAGCTCAATCAGCTCACGGGTTTTGTCAATGTTATTTTGGACAGCGGCCTGTGTTTGGTTGTATTGTGCCTCTAACTCCGCCTCACGCTCTTTGAGATACTGGTAGGCGGTTACCAACCCCATCACTGCGATTATCGCCAGCCCGGTTGTTCCGCCCATTAATGCCATTAACCCACCGCGCAAACCACTCAAACCACCTTGCGCCAATACAAGGGCTTTATTTGCCGCCGCCAAACGTGCCACCGCAGCCGCCTCCGCGTCTGTTGCACGCGCCAAAGCCAGGGCGGATTGTGCCGCTTTAACCTCAATTGCGGCTCGGGCAATCAGGGTTTGATTAGCGGTTGCCATCAAATAGGTTTGCTTGACTAGACCGGCTGAGGTCTGTATCAAGCCCGCCATAAAACGCCCGGCCATAATGCCGGCAACCACTAATGCCGCATTCCCTAGGACGTTTAAGTTTTGCGCCAATGTTGAGATAACCGTTGCGGCTACCGATGAGGCCGAAAACGTATTGTCGGTTCGACCGACAAACTGCATCCAAGCATTAGATAACTCATTTACCGCGCGCCCGATAGTTTTCGGCATTTGGTCGTATTGTGCCTGCACGCCTTCGGCGGATTCGCGCACTGCACGCAATACCACCTCTGTGGTCAGCTCGCCATCTTCGGCCATTTTTCGCAGTTCGCCGCGAGTTTTACCGAGGGATTTTTGGAGCATTTCCAAAATCACCGGTGCTTGTTCGGCGACAGAGTTAAATTCTTCACCTCGCAAGGTGCCGGAGGCCATACCTTGTGATAACTGGATAATGGCGGCGGATGCCTCTTGCGCATTTGCACCGGATATCACCATGCTTTGGTTGATGGTTTTGGTAAATTGCAACAGCTCCTGGCTATTGGCACGATCACCCATGGCGCGATAGACACGGGTATATAGCTCAGCCGTAGCACCAAATAATTGCCCGGTGTCATTGGCAACCGTCATCAATTGGCGAAAGGTTTGACTTGCCTCCCGGTTAGATTTGGAGACTAGCTGAATGCGGGATTGGTAGTTGTTAAATTCGTCCGCTGTGCGGGCAAGCCCGGCAATCCCACCGGAAAATAAGTGTAACCCTAGCCCGACGGTGCCTAAACGTTGCAGACGCTCTAACTGCTTGCTGATAGACTCCACGCCCGCACGGGTTTTGCCGAGTTTATTAGCGGCGGCCTCAGCACTATTGCCTAAACTATCAAACCCGCGGCTCCCGGCCTTGGCATTTTCACCCAGCCCTTTAGCCGACGCAGATGTGCGTTGCATTCCTGCTTCGAGTGCTTTAAAATTGTTTAAAGCGTTGTTTAAGTCCGCTTTAATTTTTAGAGCGAGGGTTAAATTGTCTGCCATAAGGAGACTCCGTTATGCGTTTATTAGATAAATTAGATATTATTGCCGAGCACTATGCTCAAGCTGACTCAAAAGAGCGCATCAAATCCACAATACTGTTATTATGGCTATCGCTCCCCGTCACGTTGCCGTTGGCACTTTTGTTGTTTGGCGGCGTTAAAGCATTATTTTGGGGTGTGGTATGTGTTGGGCTTGTTGCCCTTATCGGTATCATCATCAAATATCCGCTGGCTGCGCTCTTAGCTCTATACCTTGGCATCAACTGATAAGACCGTCTTACAAATCGACCGCCCACTTTAGGTGGGGGCCACCCCGCCATATACCCCCTTTTATTCTTTTCCACCAATTTCGACGCCACAATGCCGATAACACCGTGATTCCAACCACCACTGCTCACCACCAACACCCGATCATCAGCCAACTGCTCGGCTTGCACACACGCTTCTTCAAAAATCGCGTCCTGAATGCTGCGCCGCTTGACATTCAATTCCTCTAGCTTCTCACTCGCCTCCAA